GTTTGCACAGGAGTATATGAACGATGCAAGGGATATATCCAATGCTTCTTTTAAAATTGATCGAATCCAGTACTATAGTGGAGTATTTAAGAATGAAGGTGGGTTTAACTATATTATTGAAGGGGAAGATGCAATACCTGTTAATGTATATATCGGTGTTGACCTTGCCGCTACAGCAACGGAAACATCAGACTTTCAGGTAATACTGGTTATGGGTATAGATGCAAACAATAATAGGTATGTTATTGACTACTTTAGAGAAAGAATACCCACATTTGACGTTCCGCAAAAAATTATAGAGATGGCAAAGAAATATTCTCCAGTAAGGAGAGTTACTATTGAGACTGTTGCCGCTCAAGAAATGGTGCGAGATATGGTGACACGAATGAGCGCCAACGAAAAAAGGCTACTTCCCGGTATTTTTAAAGGAGTGAAGCCGCCAGCAAGAATTAAAAAAGAAGATAGGCTGGAAACAACACTCGGGCCTATTGTTAATTCAAAAAAGTTATACCTGCAAAGACATATGACGGAATTGGTTGATGAACTCTTTGAACACCCCAAACCACGTAACGATGACATCATGGATGCTTTATACTATGCTGACTATTATGCGAGAGCACCAAAATCTCAAAGGATGTCAAAAGATGAAATTGAAACAAAAGAAGACGAAACACGTAAGTTTACAGTCAAAAAAACTTATAATTGGATAACTGGATCACGCAATTTTTAATAATATAAAGTTTTTATAGCTTTTTTCTTAAATTATATTGTAAATATAATTTTCCTTTCATAATTTACCCTCAGTATTTTATTTATAAAATACTCCACATACATGAAGGGCATGCCACACTACCGACAGTATCCGATGGGTGACGTTGTTAACGCCAACCTAGAACCGGGTGAGTACGTCGTCAGACGTAACGCGGTAAATTCAATTGGTAAAGATAATATGGAACTGTTAAATCAAGCTGACGGTGCACATGGTGCATTAAATAAGTTAATGGTATCAGCCTCTCTTGTAAACTTGCAACCGCAAGATAACTCTCCAGTAAAGATAGAAGCAAATGGATTTCCCATTGCTGATTCTCCAGTACGACAAAGAGTAGACGCTACCCGCAATATGCAAAAGGGTGGAGAAGTAGACTTTAAAGAGCATATGATGTACGACAAAAACGACAAAGGATATCTTGCAAAGACTTATGAAGATCATTTACGAATGAAAAAAATGGGATATTCCCACAAAGGCATGCAAGAGGGTGGGGTAATAAAAAAAGATTCAGAATGTGTTGGTGGTGAATGTGCAGTTCCTTCAGCTGTTAATCAAGAAGGATACTATTCAATGCCTTGGAAAGGCAAGAACGTAATGATTGATACCATGTCAAGAATGGAAGAAGATGGCGTGGCGCAATACTTGGCAGAGGGCGAAGGTGGTGATTACTTTATGATGAATGAAAGTGATATACCAGCAGATTCATTAAAAGCTTGGTCTGGTAATGGGTATCAAGAAGGTGGGCCTATCCCATATTCAGAAGGTAGCGATTGGGGTGAAATGAATAAAGAATGGGCAAGGCAAAAGTTTTTAAGTGATCTAGACCCATCAACTATGGGCCTTATGGAAAACATAAGAAGTAAAGATAGAATCGACCCTGCTACCGCTGAATTATTCGCAAGATTAAAAGGTAAAAGCGTGGAACCTTCATTAAACGGAATATCACCACAAGAAATAAAATCAGCTGGTGGTTATCAAGAGGGTGGAGAAGTAGGGAAATATGAAAAAGCATTACAAAAAGCGGAAATGATGGGCGAAGCTGGTTATGCACTACCGGAAAGTTTATCAGCGCCAGCGGAGGAAATGAGCAATATGCGATCCGCAGAAGATTTATACGGCATGTACATGAGAATGGGGCCACAAATGGTAAAGGATAAAATGTCTGGTATGGAGAGCAGAGCATTAGATTCTTTACTACAACAAAAAATGAACAATATGGATAGACCTGCTGTTCCTCAATATGGAATGGGCGGTATGATAGACGAGTATAATATGGGTGGATATGTGAAAAAATATCAAGATGGCGGAGAAGTGGAAGAAGATATAAATCCTAAACAATTACAAGCAATGGCTGTGTTAGATAGTTTAAGGCAAGAAGGCGGCGAGAAATTAGAAAGTTTACCATCTGATAGTTATGGTGGACAACAAGTTCCTAAAAACGCAATGACAATAATACCTTATCTTAAAAGTTTTGGTAGAATGAGAACGCCACTTCAAGAACAAGAAAGATTTATGTTTCAAAGATATGGGTTAAACCCTGACGCATTACCACCTCAACTTCAAGGGTTGAGAGGTTTAGCTCTAAGGCAACGAATGGGTAACGAAGAAATCTAATGCCTTTAGAATCAGATTATAGGGCAGATTACAATCAAGAATTATACCGCCAATGGCGGGATTCAAGAGCAGACTGGGATACAGAAGCTCGTTATGACATTGACTTCTTTCTTGGTAATCATTTTACCAGTGATGAGTCAGATGAACTACAGGCTCGCAATCAGGCAGATGTGCCGATGGATAGAATCGGGCCAGCAATTGAAAAATTTAAAGCAGTACTAACCTCAAGACCGCCAGCCTTTACAGTCACTCCACGTGAGGACTCTGACGTAAAGATAGCAACATTGTGGCGTACTGTAATGAGTTATATTTGGGAAAACTCACAAGGTGATTGGCAACTAAAAGAAGCGATACACGACTATGCAATCACTGGAATGGGTTATCTATATGCATATATAGACCCTGAGTCAGACTTTGGTAGGGGTGACGTCAAGTTCACTTATGTTAACCCTTTTCGGGTATACGTCTCTCCTTCCACCAGAAACAGGTGGTATGACGACGCTGAAGGCGTCATCCTCTCTACCATACTAACTGGTGAACAAGTCGTCAACCTCTACCCTGAATTAGGGCCGCAAATAGATGAAGAAACTGGAGAAGAAGTACCGGGTATTATTTCACAGCTTGATTCATACAGTGAAGAAGATTACCCAAGCGCTCAAAACAAAAATTCAAAAACAGTATTTACACCAGCGGAAGTAAAAGATAGTGATCTATACCATCGCGAAAAATTTCAAGTACTGGAAAGATATTATAAGATTAAAGTTGATTATTATCGCGTAATTGATATGCAGTCAGGCGATGAGGTTATTTTTGATGAAGAAGAGTATATGCAATTTATCGAAGATAACCGTGAACGCGTAGAGAGCAGTCAATATGAAGTAATACCAGTACAACAATCAAGAATTAAAGTGTGTGCTACTATGGGACAGATTGTATTATATGAAGCAATTCTACATACAGACTGTTATCCCATAGTGCCTTTACCTAACATTTGGACAGAAACTCCATATCCTAAATCAGATGTATCAAGAGCTAGGCCAATGCAAAGACTATTAAATAAATTATGGTCATTAGCTTTGTCTCATGCTCAGGCTTCTGCTGGTTTAAAACTATTAGTACCATTAGGTAGTGTAGAAGATATTAATCAATTAGAACAGGATTGGGCAAATCCAAATGCAGTAATTGAAGTAGATAGCTCTCAAGGAGAGCCTCACTATCCAGCACCACAAGCATTAGCATCAGAGTTTTATAAACTAATTCAACAGTGTGAACATTATATTGATTTTACATTTGGATTACCAGAAATGATGCATGGCTTTACAGAAAAAGCTCCTGAAACAGTACGCGGTACAGAGCGTATGATTTCATTAGGAACAGAAAGACCAAAATCAAAACTAAGAGATATTGAGTTTAGTATTAATAGGTTGGGAAAAGTATTATACAATTTTTGTAAAGGACATTACACATATAAAAAGATTTTTAGGTTAGTTCAGGCTAACAATGACATTACAGAAGCAATGGCGAATTTCTATGATAGTACCGAAAATGCTATTTTAGACATGAAAAAAGATAAACATAATCTTTCACAACATGATGTTCGCATAGAGCCCGGGTCTAGTTTACCAACTAGCAAATGGGCAGAGCTTTCTGTTTATCTGGAAGCGTTTCAATTAGGAATAGTAGATAGGTATGAAGTATTGAAGAAAAATCCAGAAATATTTGATAAAGAAGGTATCTTACGTAGAACTGAAGAACGTCAGCAGTTAATGCAACAAGTTCAGGCTATGGAAGAACAAATAAAGAATTTGGAGGGTGACCTCCAGACTGCCCAGAGGGAGTCTGTGCATGATAGAAAACGTGTCGAGGTTGAAAAGTTTAAATCTCGATTATCGGAAATTGCATCAGACGCCAAAGCTGATAGAAGGGTTCAATTAAATAAACTACAAAACGAGGTGAAGCTCGAAGCGGAGAAATTGGTTGGTTCCATGCAGGAACCCGGTTCTGCTCCTAATGCTTAGAGACATCTAGAAAAGGAGTCGTAATGGACACTACACAGACAGAGGCCACTACCGAATTTGTCAGTGGTGAAGAAGGACAAACTGAAGTAATAGATCAGGTTGTCAATGAAACAGATAACGAAGCAATGCAGGCTGAAGAAGCTGTTGAGCAAGTAATGGATTGGGAAAGTGAGGCTAAAAAGTTTCAATCAATGTATGATCGTGCGTATGCCGATAATGGTAAATTGAAGCAATTAGAGCCCTTGGGACAATTACTAGAATCTCGCCCAGACTTGGTTGATTTATTACAAAGCAATATCAACGGACAGCCCGCAAAGCAAGCGGAATCTAAACCAGCACTGCCAGAAGAGGACTTTAACCCTTGGGAAGCCTACTACAAGCCGGGTTCACAATCATATGAATTTCGTAAGCAACAGGAATTGGAGCTAACGAATCAAGTTGTGGGTCAGGCATTACAAAGGCAGGAGCAACAAATGTCGGAACAAATGACCTACAATAACACGGTTAATGAATTGCGTAATACGTACAAATTCTCTGATGATGATGTAAATAATTTTATGCAGTTTGTTACACAACCGAAAGAACAAGTAGGTTTGCCTAATCTTGTAAAATTATATCGTGACGTCAATAAAGGCGGAGTGGTTAATGATACAGCTCAGGCAGTTAATGCGGCAAAAAATGCTCCAAGAAGCCCCGGCGCTATACAAGGTGCGCCACCTCAAACAAAATCAGATGATGATAAAGTTTGGGATAGCGTAATGAGCGTGGGGGATAAAACGGTATTTTAATAATAAAGTAACTCACGGAGATAAAAATGGCTATTACTAGCGGAACATTAAAGAGTAGCGCAATTACTGCGGCGGCAAGTTCGGCTGATGTGGGGCAAGCCCCAGATCAACGACGATTGTACGACTTCGGGGATCGCGTTGCTGAATTAGCTCCAGAAGAGTCACCGTTCTTTGTATATCTTAATAAAGTAGCGAAAGCACCAACGAATGATCCTGTATTCCGATTTTTGGAAAACAGATCGCGGATTGATTGGACAAGTAGGACATTCCTATTATCTGCCGATGTTAATGGCGGTTCAGCAGTATCAGCTGGTAGTTCTTACCAGTTTACAGTTGACACTCCTAACGGAAGCAGTGGTTCGGTTGATTATCTTGTAAAAGGTATGGTATTTGCTGTGCAGACCCTCGACGGAACAGCAGGTGTTTCATACGCCTCTGTTAGAATTGATTCTGCTCCAGCTGATCAGGGAAGTGAAACAGTCTTTACAGGACGTATTGTCGCTTTACCTAATTCCAGTTTTGGTTCTGGTTACAATATCATGTCAGACAATGACAAATGTCAGGTTATTGGTACTTCTTTTGAAGAAGGTACTGGTTCTCCCGATGTGTGGTCAAGTAGTCTTGATGATGATTTTGGTTATACCCAGATTTTTAAAACTGCGGCTGAGTTGACAAACACAGCTATTGCTACTAATTATAGAGGATATGCTAATGAATGGCAACGAGTCTGGAATGAAAAACTAAGAGAACACAAGGTTGACATTGAAAGAGCAATGTTATTTGGACAAAGAGCACGCGTTAGCGGCGTTCAGTATTCTGAAGGTATCGTAGGGCATATTATTGCTAATGCGGCACCAAAAGCTGATAACAGTGCATTGTCTTATTCTTCTGGTTCTCCTTACAGTAGAACTGTCGCATCTGCCGAATTCACTTATGATTTATTTTTAAGTGATATGGAAGTGTTGATGGATCCTGCTCGTGGCGGAGAATCCCAGAAGCTTGCACTTGCAGGTCTTCCTGTAATCACTCTGTTTAATAAGATGGGATCAGGCGGATTCCTTGATGGATCACTTCAATTATCAACTGATGCCGGAGCGTATAAGCTTGGTATCAGTCACGAAAAAGTCAGCGGTTCTTTTGGACATAGTATTATGAAAGTTGATACAGTTCATGGATCACTTGGCGTTGTTAAAGAGCCTCTATTTAGATC